ATATCATGGTCTGATTCATGATGATGATTTGCTCCCTGATGAACGATTGAAATACAGTTGTATTACTTGGGGCCCAAGTTATACCGCGACTGGTCAGCCGCGATGACTTACGCAATGGTAATGGGTGTCGAGTGGTATGACGATAACGATGAACGCCATATAGAGTGGAACGTCCGTGACCCTGAGAAACTTAAACAGAACCTGATTGATCTAGGAATGGACGCGTCCAGAATTGATATTTACGAGAAAGATATTACTTAATTTAATATTCTAATGGAGAATAAAATATGTCTATGACGATAGAGCTAGATAGTGACCAGACCGATGAGATAATTCGAACGGAAATGCGATTTATGATTGAATGTTTCGAACGCGACTTGGAAGAACGTAGGCAGGGTAAGGGTATAGGTATCTTTGACTCAGACCCTGAACAGGATGTTATGTACATCATCAAACAGATAGAAGCATTCGAGCTGGTGTTGGATTGGTGTGGTGGTGACGTACACCCCGAATAAATTTCATTTATTTTTGAAATAAGTATTGACAAGTAATGAAAACAAGTGTATAATGTCTACTTAATCAATGAGGAAACTATATTATGACTGTATCAAATAACATTTTGCAAATTGAAACTTCCGCTGCTGTTGGTGGATGTCCTTGGGGTATTGGTACCGAAGTGTCCAATGACCTAACTCCTATCCAGATGATGCAGAAAGCGGGTGTCGATTGGACTGTAGATAAAATCCCATCTTACGTACACCACAACGGTGAAGAGGTGGCTACGGGTATGGAAGCGCTCGTCCGTTCAACTGACTCCAAAGTACTGACTCAGGTCGGTGGTAACTGGAACCCCGTTCAAAACGAACAAGCCTTCGAGTTCTTCAATGATTACTGCTCTGCCGGTGACATGGAGATGAGTTCTGCGGGTTCTCTGAAAGATGGTAAGATGGTCTACGCGATGGCAAAAATCAAGGAGTCGTTCGATATTCTTGGTGGAGACCAAGTCGATTCATACTTGTTGTTCTCTAATCCACACGAGTATGGTAAGTCAATTGACGTTCGATTCACTCCGGTTCGTGTAACTTGTATGAACAGTCTGTCACTTGCACTAAAGGGAACTTCGGTTAACTCAACCAAGATTAACCATCGCCGTGCGTTTGATGCTGACCAAGTTAAGATTACTATGGGTCTTGCTCATGAGAAGTTTGACCAATACAAAGAGATGGCTCAGTTGTTGTCCAAACGACAGTTCACTGCTGACACTCTTATTCAATACTACAACTCACTTTTCCCTTCACAGGCACCGAAAGAAGAAGTTAAGGTATATAACGACCTCGCACCAAATGCCAAGAAGGCATATGAGTTGTTAGAGACACAGCCGGGTGCTGAGTATGGTCGTGGTTCATGGTGGCAGGCGTTTAACTCAGTTACGTATCTAACTGACCACCGATTAGGACGTACTGCGGATGGTCGAATGACTTCTGCATGGTACGGCGCAAACCAAGTCAAGAAGAAGCGCGCAGCTGAACTTGCAGTTGAAATGGCGGTAGCATAATGTATAAAAGTAACTCTGAATATAAAAATCGGTACGGGGACAAATTCGAGTTTGTCTCCACCGACTCTCCCACTAGGTTCATTCTGGAAGGTGACCTAAATCACTTTAGGTATGGTGGTAGGGAAGGTGTAGAGGGAGTTGACCTACTAAATTTAGGTATGGTAGACCCCAGTGGTGGCCCCTATGTATCGCTAGGAACCAAAATTAATAATAAGAGTATAATCAAGATTTCAGTTTACTCAGAAGTAATTATGTTGGAGACAGAGTAATGAAAAAAGACCGATTTGATTTAGAACAAGAAATAATGAACTGTTGGAATGTGACCACTGACATAGATACTATTATGGAATATGTTGGGGACGATGTATTCTTTAGGGGTATGTCTTCTACTCATTCAGACGAAATATCGAATCTGCTTCTTGGAATACGTAGTCTATATGAGATTAAGTTTGCCAAGTTGTTCAGAACTTTAGAGGATTGTATTCCTGATCTTGAAAGTCCAGTGTGGGCACAGGACGAAGAAGATTTGTCTCCGCCTTGGGATGTCGATGACTCTCCTCAACTTGGTTTGCGTTTAAATGATACTACCCCCTCGGACTGGGATAGTCTAAGATAATTTCTCCCTAGACACCCCCTTGGTTATAAATAACAATAGACAAGGGGGAGAGTCTAATGACCAAGTTTCACACAGTGGCAATAACTGCCTTGCTGTGCTCGTTACTTTGGATTGGTTGCACAGCACTTATAATTAATGAATATATAAAGGTAGTACAAACAAAAGACTTTAATATTATGATGTTGAAGTCAGAACTTAATAGCAGTAAACAATTAAATGTTTTATATGATGATACCTTGAAAATGTTTATTTGGAAATGTGTGGATAAGTATGAGATCCGCATATCCAATAAATCCTTCATGTGTCATAAAGTTGATAAGGTGTAGTAATGATAACATTTCGTAAAGAAGTCTTTGAAGTTTTCGAGGAATATAAAGAAGCAAGTTCCAGAGAAAGTCGGATAGATGTTTTGAAAAAATATGAAGACAACTGGGCGTTCAAGGATATCCTTCGAGGTTCCTTCGATGATTCTCTGGAATTCAACCTTCCGGCAGGGCGCCCACCTTTCACTCCGAATAAAGCGGAGTCTTCCCCTTCCACTCTACTCAAACAACATAAACAGTTCGGTAAGTTTATCAAGGGTGGCCAAGGTGACCAAACACCATCATTCAAAAGAGAGAATCAATTCGTCCAGCTTCTAGAATCCGTTCATCCGGAGGATGCTGAGTACGTTCTGAAAATGGTGGCAAAGAAACCACCATGTCGTTACATAACCAAGAAAATAGTACAGGAGGCATTTCCAAATTTGATACGCGAGTAATCTTTTCGACACTAACTAACTTCTAAGGAGAATCCTATGTCGAGTCAAGAACAGCAGTTGAACCAAAATATTACCGAACTACAACAGTTCGTGCATGATACCAGACGCCAAGTAATATATTCCCAAGGTAATCGAAATTATCGACCGGAAACCATTGCCCAGTATTACAATATACTGAATTCGTCTACTCAACAACTTTCTCGATAAGGAGGTGATTATCTCTTCAGAAGCGTGTGTGAGACTTCTGTCGTAGTGATTGAAAATAATTTGGAATGGACTTATAATGCCACAGTATGATTTTAAAAACAAAGAAACCGGAGAGGTCACGGAAGTGCTTCTCCGGATTTCCGAATACGACCAGTGGACTGTCGATAACCCTGAATGGGTACGATATTTCCCTCCATCTTCAGCACCTAAGATAGTATCTGGTGTTAAGTCTACGATGAGACTTGCCGGAAGGGATTGGCAAGACCATCTTAGCAATATCAAAAAAGGTTCTGGTAAGGACAATACTATAAAGGTTTAAGTTGTATGAAATTTTTACATTGGCTGAAGTCAGGGCCTACAGGTGGGAAAAATATTGTTGATAGTTCAGGGCCAGACCCCGATGACATCACAGTAGAAAATGCTTACAAGACTAGGTGGGTGTGGTATCATACTATACTCGCTCTTGAAATTTTAACGACCAACATTTTGTTGGCGTCTATCTTGGTGGTACTTGCCATCAAGTTATGATAGAACTAATTCGTAAACTATGGTGTAAACCTAAAGTGAACCAAACCATGAATAGACAAGCAGTATATGACCAACTCAAGATTGACGAAGGAGTCGTCTATGAGATTTACCTCGACCACCTCAACTACCCAACGTTTGGTGTTGGACACCTCGTTAAAGAAAGTGACGGAGAGTTCGGCGCTAAAGTCGGAACGAAAATATCCCCCGAAAGAGTTAGCGAGGCATTCCAACAAGACCTCGACATCGCAATCAACGAATGTCGTGTACTATACGGAGAACGGTTCGATTGTTTCCCAGATGAGGTACAGCAAGTCTTGGTTAATATGATGTTTAACCTAGGTAGACCAAGACTAAGTAAGTTCAAGAACATGTATGCTGCGGTACTCGAAGGTGACTGGAAGACAGCTGCTATCGAAGGCCGTGATTCGCGATGGTATCATCAAGTAGGACTTAGGTCTGAACGACTAATGAGAAGGTTAGAGAATGTCGAATAATGTAATATTCCAATATATGATTGTGAGTGACGCAGTAGACGCTCGCGGTGGTATCAAAGGTTGGGACGGTACACGTTCTTCCTTGTACAAAGATGTTGCGGACATATCCCGCACATCATTCGAAGAGTACGCAAAGAAGATTGGTGCAACTCACATCTACTCGGATGAACGAGTGGCTACCAAAGGTCACGGATGTTCTACCTCACTGTTGCACGAGTGCGCACGTGTCTGGTTAGACCCTATGTTTGACCAGTACGATAACCTACTATTCGTAGACACAGACATCGTGGTCAATACCGAAGAGAATATCTTTGACGTGATGGAATCGGGTGCCGAAGTCTACGGTGTATTAGAGTCGGACTTCGTTACTGCTGATGGGGGTGGGTACAACTCTTGGGACAGCAACGAAGAGAATTACATGAACTTCTGTCGAAAGTTCGAACTGCATGACTGTCCTATCGTCCCTGTAATGCCACCTAACCGAAAGTCCAAACTAATGATAATGAATACCGGAGTTGTTCTCTGGACTAAGGAAGCACGTCTACGTGCACGTAATGAGTTCATGAATTGGGAAGACTGGTGCTATACTGGTGACTTCCACATGTCTATCATGAATGACCAACCCTATATCTCTGCGCAGTTGATGAAACATGATTTCGATGTAGAGACTATCGATACGACTTGGAACGACTCCCCCCACTATGCGTCCGAACATGAGTTCTTCGAGAACGCAAGGTTCTGTCACTACACGGGTGGTGAGTGGAAGGTTGATATGGTACGCCACTGGGCAGACCGTCGTTTTAAAACTACCCCTTGGCAAAGAAGTATGGGCCCACCGTAAATATTTTCAAAATAAGTCTTGACAAACCTCTCATATAGTAGTATAATGATACTTCAAATGTGAGAGGTTTTTTTATGTTTTTATTTAAAATATCAAACGAGGGTGATGGGATATCAGCAACCATTAATGAATCCCCCAATCCCCGACACAAGTATCGTCTGGTGTATATGGACGATGACGCTAATGAGACAATCTCTGCCGTATACGGTGATGATTACAATGGGTGTGTGACACGTGCACTTGAATTCGTCAGAGGAATAAAGTTATCATGAACGAGTTAAATGCCACCAAGATAGAGTTGGCGACCAACTTAGTTAACCGCTACATCTATGAACTAGAGAACCCCGATTGGGGACAATTGATGATTTCCCTGCTAAATGAGGGGTTGACTTCCAAGGAAGTTTATGTTATAATGAACAAAGTTAGAGAAGAGGGGGTTGTGTGAAAGATAAAGTAATTTTAGTAGACTGTGACGGTGTGTTGTTGGATTGGATGTATTCATTCCAAGCTTGGATGAAACGTCATGGGTATGAAGCGATTGATGTTGATAAGTACAAAATCAACGAGATATTCGGAATAGAAAGAAGTGAAGGACGTAAGTTGTGTCGTATGTTCAACGAGAGTGCAACGATTCGTAAGGTTCCACCTCTGAGAGATGCAATCAAGTACGTTAAGAAGTTACACGAAGAAGAAGGATACATATTCCATGCAATTACTTCTTTGAGTAACGATGAGTATGCACAACATCTACGTACTAAGAACCTGTGCGAACTGTTTGGCCCTACAGTCTTTGAGAAATATGTTTACCTAGATACTGGTGCTGACAAAGACGAGGCACTCGCAGAGTATAAAGATACTGGGTGTCTGTGGGTAGAAGATAAAGTAGAGAACGCTATAGCCGGTGCTGTGGTCGGACTTGAATCAGTTGTCATGCAACACGAATACAACAAAGATACATCAGATTTCCCTTTGATGCGTAACTGGAAAGACATTTACGACTATGTAAAAGGACAGTGATTTGTTTCGTTCAGTGGTATTTTGGGAGTCTTAGGACTCCCTTTTTTTTGGTATAAATATAAATTTAATCTGATACACAGGTGGATAATGAGATACGTTGGATACAGTGAATTTTATCATGACTCTGGTCTTGCTATTATTAACGAAGACGGTGTTGTAGACTTTGCCACGCACGGAGAACGATACTCCAAGAAAAAGAACGACCCCAATATCCCTGATGTATTGTGGGACATGATAAGGGATGATGACCATGTGTCTTTCTACGAAGACCACGTCATCAAGTTTGATATGCGTGGTGGCATTGAAGCAACTGGACGGTCAGTTGAAAATATTCAAGCTTCAGAATCATTCGAAAAGTTCCCTTATCCAGAAGCATCTACTTATGATGCGCATCACCAACATCACGAATCTCACTGTGCGGCTGCGTTCTACACGCGCCCGTGGGACTCGAAGGAAGATACTGTCCTAGTATCAATCGATGGAGTTGGAGAGTTACAGACAGCAGTCATCTACGACTCCGACTTCAAACTAATCAAAGAATGGCACTACCCTAAGTCGGTAGGTCTAGTCTATACCCTTACTACTAAGTTCCTTGGTCTACGGCCTCTCGAAGATGAGTACGTGGTAATGGGACTGTCTGCCTATCACGACACATGTCCAGAGTCCAAAGCAATTACTGACTGGTTAATTAGTTGGTACAATGACCTAGAAGATATCGCACCTGAAGTTGAAATGGGTATTGCGGTTGGGGGTGTAGAGTCTAAAAGAGAACAGGATCGTTTAAGGTTCCGGAAAGAGTTTAAGAAAAGAATTCTATCCGTAGAAGATAAGGTTGCCGCACGTGCGACCCAAGACTTTGCAGACTATGCAATCATGGGTATCATGGGTACTGCACGGCAGTATGGTAAGAAACTATGTTACTCCGGTGGTTGTGCACAAAATGTAGTAATCAACTCACGACTGTTCGAACTGTTCGATGAGGTACATATCGCATGTTCACCTACGGATGCTGGTTCCGGTCTGGGTACAGCTGCAAGGTCTTGGGCAAAGGCAACAGGTAAAGACAAACTAGTATGGTCTCCATACTGCGGGTACGATATCGAACGTCCGGTTAACCCTAGTGAGATCGTAGATCATCTACTGAGTCACAAGGTGTGTGGTATCGCGAACGGTAAGGCAGAGTTCGGGCCACGTGCATTAGGTAACAGATCCCTGATTGCAGATGTGCGTTATGACGTACAGGATACAGTGAACGGAATCAAACGTAGACAGAAGTACCGTCCGTTTGCTCCTGCTGTACTGGAAGAGTACGCAGAAGAATACTTCAGTGGCCCTATGAATGACCATATGCAGTTCACCTCTAAGGCACTACATGACTACGCACCTGTGACCCACGTAGATGGGACTGCACGGGTACAAATCGTGAAGAAGGACTGTGAGTCTATCTTCCGTAAGGTTATTGAAGAGTACCATGATAGAACTGGTGTTCCGATGTTACTCAACACATCTCTCAACATTCGCGGTAGACCTATGGTCAATGACGAACATGATGCTGAGTTATGGGAACAGAAATACGGTGTAAAGGTATTCTGATGGGACACCTACGGGATATAGGACTGAACTATTTCGAACATCTGTACAGGGCGTGGTCACTCGCATTTGTTTGTATAGTGCATGGTCTGTTTCCTACTATATGGGAACATAAGGCGAAAGATATAATTAACGGTGACCCAAAAGATTATAAGGTGATGAAAGATGTCAAATGAACCAGCAAACGTAGACGTGTTCGGTAATCCTATTGGGACAGAATATAGAGAAGATATCTGTCCACCAGACCTCATGTGTATTCCTAGAGAGGAGTGGGATACTATATTAGAAGAAAACCAACTGGCATGGGACTCTGTTAATAATACAGTTGCACGACAAGGTGACGCAGAAGCAATAGCAGAATTTACATGGCAAGTATTATTCTTAACCCCTTGGGAGTTAGTATACATAGCTCTACCTATGGGCGTGTTAGCATTTTATGGATTGAGTATATACGCTCTTTTTAAATATATACAAAAGAGGTTTAGTTAATTAACATGTTTTCAGAACAATCAATAAACACCCCAACCCCAGAAGCAAAGCCACTCAAACAAAAGATTGAACTTGAAGTAGAGTTCGATACAACACAGAAAGAAGTTACCCCAACTAAGTTCAGTACCTTGTTACAGTTCGCGGATGTAATCGATGCGTTTCGAATTTTCCCACGAGCATTCATAGGTACGTATTTGTTCCTGTTGATCGAAGTCACTCAATGGTTCATGACGATATCTGAACCAAATGCATCACAAGCAGGTCTCATCTCTGTAGTGGTTGGTGCTGGTGCTGCGTGGTTCGGTCTGTACACGTCTACAGGTTCTGGTAGACAGGTCAAAAGTATTAAGACTAGTAAATGAAACCATCTGAGTTAGTTACTTGGCGAGGAACGCCAGGCGTTGGTGATTTCATGTGGGCGTTGAATTCGTGCCACAAGTATGCCGCGGATCATAATATTCGAAAGATAAATCTAGAGCTTCACTGGGAACACGGTGAGGACTACTACCATCATTTCGAAGACCCTGAGACTATCATCGAGCGGTGTAACTACATCCACAACTTCTATCACCAACAAGAACGTGTGGAGATACACCATATCTTTAATGCGCATGGTAGATATAGAGACTGGAAGTTTGACGATGATGTTGTTTTGGAAACAAACGGTGAACGTAGGATAGCTGCAATACACAAAGACAAATCCAGATTCTATTTCGAGTCAGGTGCATATGACGATACACCTGGCAATGTTATTCCGGACAACGACTGGATATTCCGACAAGATGCTTTCAGAGACTATGACCCAAACCGTATAGTCTTCTGGAGGCCAACATGGAATGCAGAGAAACCTCGTACATGGAAACGGATTTTCGATAATGTGGACTGGGACAAGTTGATAGCGCATTTCGAAGGTCTGGGGTTCAATATGCACGAACTTTCTTACCGCACACCCGCATCCGAAGCAATGCAATTAATCTCTACGTCTCGCATGGTCATCTGTTACGATGGCATCTGGCATTATGTTGCAAAGAACTTTGCTAGACCTCTCGCGGTAATCTCCGGTGAAGGAGTGACTAAATACCATACACCGAATGCGCTTAGGTTAAATCCTGAGTTATCAAAAGAAGACCAAGGTGTCTGGTGGTGGATAGAACATATCGAAGACTTGTTGCAACAAACTAAAAGAAAATCAGTAGAATATGAAGAGAGGATGAAGATTTATTATGGAAATGACTAGAGAAACATTTCAGATTGACCGCGCAGTAATTGAAGTCGCGGGTGGATGTAACTACTCATGTTCTATGTGTCCACAAGACTTACGTGAGGGTGGACGACATAAAGGGTTCCGCCGCATCATGAAACTCGATGAGTTCGAGAAGTATGTTGCGGACTGTGCGCAGTATGGACTCAATGTTGTGAACCTAGACGGTTCCGGTGAAGCCACAATGGCGAAGAATCTACCCGAATACATCAAGGTAGTGAAGAAGTATGGCGCAAAGGCGTTTATCTTCTCTAATGGATTTAAGATGGAAGGTCAGTACATGCGCGACTGCGTGGACGCTGGTCTGGACTTCTATCGATTCTCGTTCATCGGTGCGGATGAACAAGACTACAGCAAGTGGATGTACAATGCAGTAGGAGGACACTTTGCTCAAATCAAACGCAACATCCAAGAGATGGTTGCATACGTAGAAGAGTCTGGTTCGGACTGTGTTGTATCTACATACCACCTAATCACCGACAATGATAACCTCGACACAGAACTAGAGAAGTACAAAGCATTGGTAGAAGAACTCGGAACTAAGACCGAGATTTGGAAGATGCACAACTGGTCTGGTGTTCAAGACATATCGGAGTCCGGTGTACGTGAGGGTAAGAAGAAGACCTGTGGTCGACCGTTCTCTCCGGACGTAGTGATACGTGCGGGAGGACTTGAGAAGAAGACAGGCGCAGTACATCCATGTTGTCAAGTCCTTGGACGTGACGAAGAAGCTGTACTAGGACACTGTTCAGAAGATAACATACTTGACATCTTTTTTGGTGAAGAGTATGAGACTCTACGTGAGCAACACCGCACCGAAGAATATCCAGACTTTTGTAAGAGCTGTGATTTCTTAATCGAAGACCCCGAAGTATTGGTATACACCAATCACGAAAGAGACTTGATGAAGATGCACGGCACCAATTTCACACTTAACGATTATAGGGATTAACATGTTCAATTTAGAAAAACTTTCTTTTTATGGTACACTTGCAAAGACGTGGGTTCAATCACGACTAGGCGAACGCACAACTTATGACGGCGTAGTTATTGTCGCCCTCTGTGCAAGTTACATTATCTTTGATGGTATTATTACTCTAGTTGCATACGCTGGTATTCTATATGGTCTATGGACTATGTGGCAACAACAAAAATAAATGTCGACCAACGGACTTGAAAGAGTTCGATTATTATAAATAATAACACTTATCCGTATTTGACTGGCCAGTCCAGCGAGTTCCATTTCGCACGTGCGGGTTAAGAAACTCTTTAAAGAATCCAATGAGGAATAATAAAATGGAAACGCAATACAGTATTGTAACATTAAACGATCATTTTATGGTTGGTAGTGCTACATCGGGTCATGACATGGTACAAAACATGTACGGTATGTACATCCGTTATGAACAACAGTTACAGACTTCAAAGACTAATTTAGAAGTCTCTGTTCTAGCACACGACAAGGTATATAAACCTTTGATATGGACATCGTTAGGTTGGACTTCAACACACGACCCTGTGTCTGTTGAAAGGTTAATGATCTCTATAGAAGAGGGTTCTCTTGCCACTAACCAGATGTTAAAAATCAATAGAGACTATAAGGATGTACTTGTTTCTACTTGGCAGCTTTGGCAACCAGAAATGTCTTGGGAAGAATTCATCGCGAGTCCTCAAGGGTTCTCATCAGTAGAAGCCTTTGAAAAGGATGCTGCGAAATTTACCTATAGTCTAGTCCTCTCCTATGAAGATTTAGTTAACGACCCACATCGTCAGTTCACTTCTATAGTAAACCATCTACTACCACGTCAGGACAATCCTGAACTGGTCACTTTTGGTAAGGCGAAAAGGAATAT